AATCAGCTAATTTATGGGTTCTTCTTCATGAAGAAGAAGCCACTAGCGGGTTTAATTTTGTGAAGGGATTCAATTTTCAAAAAATGGCAGAAGATGCCTTAGATGGCTTTGTTGATGAAACCAAAGCTTATGCTTTGGAGCAAATAAAGGAAGTGATAGGATTAATCTTATCGTCTCCTGAGTATGAGGAAGGTGATAAAACACCTTTCATGTTTTTTTCATGAGTAATAATTCAGAAATCATCCGCGCGGCCAGGGAAGCCGCCGGATTATCCGCAAGGGAAGCCGCCCGCCTTGTCGATGTGACGCAAATTACTTGGCAGCGATGGGAAGGCCAGACCAGTAGGGATACGGAAATTCCCTTTGCTTACTGGGAGCTTTTTTTACTAAAAACGGGGAAACACCCCACGCACATGATGATTGAGCGTGGGGTAAATTCGGAACCAAACTTTGAACTTTTCGCTGAAATTGTGAGAATAGCAGAGCGCGAGGAATGCGCTAAGCTATGCGATAAACTTGATAATGATGCAGACCACTTACATCCCAACGATTGTTCCGATGCAATACGCAAGCGCCATAACGCAAAGTTAACCGGCTAGCCGGGGTTTATCGGCTAGTCCGAGTTGAACGCCGGGTTATGCCGGTTTTGAGGTGAATATGAGCATAGAACTTTTGAACATGGACTGCATGAAATACATGGCAACCTTGCCGGATAAGGCGTTTGACCTTTGCATTTGCGATCCGCCTTATGGGATAGGGATTGTGCAGCAAATGAAAAAAACGATTGCGTCAACTTCTAGCATGATGAAATTAAGCAACGGAATTACCGGCGGACATTGGGACAACGCAATACCTGACGCAGCATATTTTGAAGAATTAAAACGCGTTAGTCATAATCAGATTATTTGGGGCGGGAATTATTTTCTTGACCATCTGGGCGCAACAAGGTGTTTCTGCGTGTGGGATAAGATGAACGGAACAAACCCAATGGCCGATGCAGAATTAGCTTGGACAAGTTTTGGTGGAAGCGTGAGAATGTTCAGAATGCATCACTTTTCCTATGGATATGACGCAAAAACGCATCCAACCCAAAAGCCCGTAAAACTCTACGAATGGATTTTAATGAACTACGCCAAGCAGGGCCAGCGGATACTTGATACCCACCTAGGCAGCGGCAGCAGCGCGATAGCAGCGCACAATATGGGGTTTGATTTTGTTGGCATGGAACTGGACGCGGATTATTACGCTGCGGCCTGCAGGAGATTTGAGCAACACAAGGCACAAGGGAGTTTGTTTATTCCTGATACCAAACAGGATGCTTACGAGCAGACGGACATGCTATACAGCGTGAATGGGGCATAACGCAAAGCTAACCTGGCGCGGACCGAAGGACTTGAACAATGAATGAAGATTATAACCGCGCTCCGGTTGAGCGCAATGTTAGGCCGATTTTGCAGATTGCTTTAAATAAAATACACCACATGGATAATCAAGAAGGGCTTGCACTTTTGCCAGAAAAAAGCGCAAGTCTTATTATTGCCGATCCGCCTTATTTTGAAGTTAAAGGCGATTTTGATTTTATCTGGTCGTCGTTTGGTGAGTATTTAGAATTTATGGAAGACCAAGCAAGACTTTATAAACGGATACTTGCAGATAACGGGACGCTATTTGTTTACGGACATGCAAAAAAGATTGCATACATTCAGGTTATCTTCGATAAGTATTTTAATCTTGAAAATAATATTACGGTGCATATTTTCGACAGGCAGACAAACAAAGGGATTGACTCATTTCGTTGCTTTGCGCCTGTTACTGAACGGCTTTTAATGTATAGCAATGAAATAAATAAAACAGGATTACAAGAAATATACGATTCGCCTGATTGTTTTCAAACCATAAAAACATATATGCGTGATGAACGCGATAAGTTGATGGTTGAAAAAGGGTTAACGACTATATCAGCGTTTAATGATTTTATAAATGATTGGACTAATACATCTAGCGTTGTAAGTAGGCATTATTTCGCCGATTCTCAATATAGCTTTCCGACAAGAGAGATATACCAAAGAATGCAAGAGACAGGATTTTGGCAGCAAGAATACGAGACGCTAAGGCAAGAATACGAGACGCTAAGACGACCGTTTAATAATCAGTTTAAACTTACGGATGTTATGCGGTTTAGCCAAGAAGGGCATAAAACGAAAGACTACGACCATGACACGGTAAAGCCTGAGAAATTAAGCTTATCATTAATTATGACATGCAGTAAACAAGGCGATTTGGTAGTTATTCCGTTTGCCGGTAGTGGTACAGAATGCGCAATGGCAGCAAAGGAAAATAGGCAATTTATTGGGTTTGATACAAACTTAAAATATACAGAAATGGCAAATAAACGGGTTCATACTTCAACGGCGCAAAGAACGCTGTTTGATGACGCCTAACGCCGTGTTAAGCGGGAAGCCGCCACACACTGAACTTTAAATAAACTGAATTACATAGGAAATAATTATGAGACAACCAAATGCTTTTAGTCCTGATGTAATTAAGCATTGGGACTGTGATAAAAAATTGCAAAATGGAGTATGGGTTCTAGCAAGGCCGGAAGAACGGGGATTTTCATTGTTTTGGCGTTGGAAATTGGCGCTTGATGTTTTATGTGGAAGGGCTGATGCTTTATTTTGGGATTGATGTATAACGCTTAGCTAAGCTGACTGCTGTAGCGATAGCGTAAGCGGTTCGGCTTGAGCTTTGAGTTATACCTTTTAAAAAAAAATAAATTATTCTTTTGATATTTATATCCATTGGATGTAATATAGATTCCAACAGACAGCAATCCAGCAGCTCTGTTTTGGAGGGGTTATGAATAAAGAATATGTAGAGTATATTAATAAATTGGCTGAATCAGCTAATTTATGGGTTCTTCTTCATGAAGAAGAAGCCCCTAGTGGGTTTAATTTTGTGAATGGATTCAATTTTCAAAAAATGGCAGAAGATGCATTAGATGGCTTTGTTGATGAAACCAAAGCTTATGCTTTGGGGCAAATAAAGGAGGTGATAGGATTAATCTTATCGTCTCCCGGGTATGAGGAAGTTGATAAAACACCTTTCATGTTTTTTTCATGAGTAATAATTCAGAAATCATCCGAGCGGCCAGGGAAGCCGCCGGATTATCCGCAAGGGAAGCCGCCAGCATTGTCGATGTGACTCAAATTACTTGGCAGCGATGGGAAGGCCAGACAAGTAGGGATACGGAAATTCCCTTTGCTTACTTGGAGCTTTTTTTATTAAAAACGGGGAAACACCCAACGCACATGATGATTGAGCGTGGGGTAAATTCGGAACCAAACTTTGAACTTTTCGCTGAAATGGTGAGAATAGCAGAGCGCGAGGAATGCGCTAAGCTATGCGATAAACTTGATAATGATGCAGACCACTTACATCCAAACGATTGTTCCGAGGCAATACGCAAGCGCCATAACGCAGAGCTAACCGGGCGCGGCTATGAAATTTAACAAATACAACGACTATTTTAGCGACGGGTTAGGATTAGAGATATATGACGAAAAAAATTGACTGGTGCGCCAGGCTGAGAGCATTTGCAAGCGGCGAATTAATAGGGGAGATACCTTCATTTGAATACGCTCTGGCGGCTGATGAAATAGAGAGGCTACGCAACGGAATACGTCTCGCTGTTACAGCTCATAAAACCGGCGGGATGATAGAAGCAGAAATAGCAGCATTGGAAGCAATGATTGAGTAAGTAATATTCCAGAAATGCCGCTTTTAATCATGGGTAATACACAATGGCAGCCCCAGCCTGGCGCTCAAGAAGCCGCGCTTAACGCTGATTTTGTCTCCGAGCTGTTTTTCGGCGGATCACGGGGCGGCGGCAAATCAGACCTTCAGCTTGGCTACCAGCTTGACGGGGCGATGCGGTACGGGGTGGCGCACCGTGGCGTGATGTTCAGGAAAACTTACACGGAGATAGAGGAGTTGCAATCCCGCGCATCTGAGATTTTTGGCTGTGCGGGCGCGTTTTATGCGCGTGCGGCATCTTCTACCAGGCCGTTCACCAATTGCTGGTACTTTCCCAATGGCGCTACTGTGAAAATGCGCTATATAGAGAGTGAGGATGATTACGGGCGGTATCACGGCCAGCAATTTACATCAATTTCCCTTGACGAAGTTACCGAATATTCAACCCCCGCCCCGCTGCTTAAACTGATGTCCACTTTACGTTCTGCCAACGGGATCCCATGCACTGTGCGCCTGACCGGAAACCCTGGGGGCCGGGGCCATCATTGGGTGAAGCAGCGCTATATAGACAACTGCCCCCCGATGACCCCGTACACCGATCCCGAAAGCGGCTTCGTGAGGATGTTCATACCGTCCAAAACTTCAGACAACGCCATCCTGTCAGAGCGTGACCCCGATTACATTAACAGGC